GGTCTAAGTACGATCCTTTTATAGCCCAGGAGTTTGAAAGAAGGAAAAACGGTGTTTGGTTTTACAACAATGGAACACCAACTTACATCACCGGTCGCCACTATATGTTCCTTCAGTGGAGCAAGATAGACATTGGATATCCTAGTTTCCTTGAATTCCAGAGAGAGATCTTTATCCACATGGCTGCTTGCGAAGCAGACCCAAGGTCTCTCGGTCAGCTATACACCAAGTGTCGCCGTTCAGGATATACAAACATCTGTTCTGCTGTAGTAGATGACGAAGCTACTCAGGTTAGAGACAAGATGATAGGCATACAATCTAAGACTGGTAAGGACGCTCAGGAAAACATATTCATGGGTAAGGTGGTGCAGATTTTTAGAAACTATCCTTTCTTCTTTAAGCCCATTCAGGATGGTACTACCAACCCGCGTATGGAGCTTGCTTTTCGCGAGCCATCAAAGCGAATCACAAAGACCAACAAGTCGGTGTATTCTACCGACGCTCTTGACACGGTTATTAACTGGAGGTCTACCACAAACAACGCATATGACGGTCAAAAGCTAAAGCTGCTGTATCTGGATGAGGCTGGTAAGTGGGAAGACCCGGCAGACATCAGAGAGGCTTGGCGCATACAGAGAACGTGCCTGTTGATAGGTAACAAGATTATTGGAAAGGCGCTAGTTGGAAGTACAGTGAATCCTATGGCTAATGGAGGTGAAGAGTACAAGAAGCTATGGGAAGACAGCAATCCTGCTGAGCGTAACGCCAACGGAAGGACTCGCACCGGACTGTATAGAATCTTTATTCCTGCCTACGAAGCATTAGAAGGGTTCTTTGACAAGTATGGTAACCCAGTAATAGACGACCCAGAGAAGCCGGTAGAAGGCATTGACGGAGAAATGATAACTATGGGTGCAAAGACGTTCCTCAAGAACGAGAGGGATAGTATGCGCCATGATTCAGCAGAACTAAATGAAATCATTAGACAGTTCCCGTTTACGGACGACGAAGCCTTCCGTGACAGTACGGATGGCAGTATTTTTAACGTGGGCAAGATCTACGAGCAGATTGAAAGTAATCAAGATCTGTTTCCTAACCCTGTGGTACGCGGCAATTTTCTTTGGGCCAAGAAAGATGAGGAAGTGGTTTTCTCGCCAGATATCAACGGTAGGTTCAATGTTGCGTGGATGCCTCCGAAGGAAGACCAAAACGTAATCAAGTACGACAGAGGCAAGCGAGTAGCTCCTTTTGCTGACTATGGGTGTGGTGGTGTTGACTCATATGATATTGATGCTACGGTAGACGGAAGAGGGTCTAAGGGTGCGTTGCACATGTACAATAAATTCTCTATGGATAGACCATCAAACATGTTTGTGGTAGAGTACGCTTCTCGTCCGGACATGGCTAAGATCTTTTACGAAGATGTTTTAATGTGTGCTGTGTTTTATGGCTATCCGCTTCTGATTGAGAACAACAAGTATGGTATTGTAAGGCATTTTGAGTATCGTGGTTTTGATGGGTATATAATGGATAGACCTGAACATTTAAAATCTGCCAACTCACAGATGAACGTAAAGACAAAGGGTATACCATCAAACTCTCAGGATATCATTCACGCACACGCGCAAGCAATAGAGTCATACGTTCATAATCATGTAGGCATCAATTACGATACCGGAGAAATGGGCAACATGTATTTCAATCGTACACTTGAAGACTGGATTGGATTTAAGATTGATAAGCGTACTAAGTTTGACCTTACCATAAGTTCTGGTCTCGCTCTTTTAGCAGCTCAAAAAGCAAAACCAAAAAGAGTTGTCACTTTTGATGATAAGAAGTTTTTCAGAAAATATAAGCCTATTGGATAATTAGTATATTTGCAAAAATCCGTGTGCTTTAAGTAAATGTACGACAATCAAAATAAGCTTAACAATGGCTTTCCTGACCCATTGGCTGATGCTGAAATAAAGCAAAGCCGTGAGTACGGTTTGCAGTTTGCTAAAGCTATCGAAAAGCAATGGGGTAAACTTCATGATACCGAATCTATTTTTAGTAGACGCAACAGCGTTTTTGAGCGTAATCGCAAATACGCTAATGGAACTCAAGACACGTCTATATACAAGCAGCTTCTTCATTCACTTAACACAAGTGATGGTGACGGTAGTCTATTAAACCTTGATTATACCCCAGTACCTATACTCCCAAAGTTTAAGAAAGTAGTAGTAAACAAGATACTATCAAGAGATCCGTATCCAAATTTAGAAGCTACCGATCCTCTATCTTCCTCGTTTAAAGACAAAGAGAAGAGACGTATACAAATGCAAGTTGAAGCTCGTAAGCAACTTGCTAAGCTTAAGCAAGAAACTGGTGTTGTCCTTGATCTGGATCCTGATGAAATTCCGGAGACACTTGAGGAGGCAGAAATCTTTATGATGACAAACATAAAGACTGACGCTGAAATATCAGCTCAGATTGCGACTGAAATGACTTTGTCATGGAATAATTTTAACGACAATATATACCGAAGATGCGTAAATGATATAGCGTCAATTGGTATGGCTGTCGTTAAGCGTACCAACGATCCAAATTATGGAATTAAGGTTGAATACGTAGATCCATCTAGATTTGTTCATAGCTATACAGAAGACCCAAACTTTGATGACATCACGTATGCTGGTCACATTAAGCGCATTACTATAGCTGAGCTTCGTAGACTTTCTAATGGTGAGCTTACTGAAGAGCAGTTGAAGAAGATCTCACAAAAGGTAAAGCACAAAAACGGAAATAACGGAGACATCGTAGATAGATTCAAATATGATGAGAAGTTGAAAAGAAACGTATACGGTTATGATGAGTACATGGTAGATGTTCTTGATTTTGAGTTCAAGACCGTTGATGCAATGTATTTTGAGGAGAAGCAAAATCGTTACGGTAACACCAACTTTTTTTACAAAGGTTTTCAGTATAAGGAACGTCCAGGAAGCGTATTTAAGCGTACTCCAAGTATGATGACGGTTGAGCAGATTTATAAGGGTAGCTATATCCTTGACTGCGACGACTACATGTTTGGGTATGGAAAAGCTGAAAATATGCCCAAGAACATACATGACATAAGTCGTGTTAAGTTGTCGTATTCTCCTGTAGCTGTTAATATAGATAATATGATGCCTAAGTCTATGGTGGATAGCTGTGTTGGTTTTGCCGACATGTTGCAGCTTACTCACCTAAAGATTCAACAGGCTATTGCTAAAGCTAAACCAGACGGCCTCATCATTGACATTGAAGGACTGGAAAATGTTCAGCTTGGATCTGCTGGAGAAATGCAGCCCCTTGACTTGCAAGATATTTATGAGAAGACTGGTATATTTTACTACAGAAGTAAGAACCCGGAAGGCGGATTCCAAAACCCGCCGATTAGAGAGGTTGGAAATACCATCAGAAATATCAATGAGTTAATAGCCTTGTACAATCATTATCTTAGAATGATTCGTGATGTTACAGGCATTAACGAGGTTATGGACGCTTCTTCGCCAAAGGGTGATGCTCTTGTTGGTGTTAGAGAACAAGCATTAGCTGCCGGCAATAATGCTACATACGATATCACGAATGCAGCTATGATATTGTTCAAGAAAGTTTGTGAAGATATTGTCAAGTGCATACAGGTTGTTCATCCAGAGTCAGTTTTGTATAGCATTTATGCAAATGCAATTGGGCAAGAAAACATGAAAGTATTGGCTTCTTTTAATGAACTTCCTATGTACAACTTTGGTGTCAAGGTTGTTAAAGACATGGAGGATCAGGAAAAAGCTTACTTAGAGCAAAACATACAAATTTCATTGCAGCAAAAGGAGCTCGATATAGAAGACGCTATTGCTATCCGTGGAATGAAAGATGTTAATCAAGCTGAACGTCTATTAGTAGTTAAGCGCAAAAAGAGAATGCAGCGACTTCAAGAACAAGCTATGCAGAACTCTCAGGCGCAAGCTCAGGCACAGGCACAGGCAACTCAGGTTCAAGCTCAAATGGAGATGCAAAGGATGCAGATGGAAGCTCAGATAGAAGCTCAAAAGATGCAGCTGAAAGCACAGCTTGACGCGCAACTAGAAGCAATGAAGCACGAGTTTGAGAAAGAGATTACTATCATTAAAACACAGGGTATGCTTGGTCTTAAGGAAGATGATAAGAACTTCAAAGAAAAGCTTGAAG